GTCTCTTTCAAGCCACATTCTCGGTAACACGCTATGAGGCGATGAAAGAGACCGAGGTCGGTGTCACTGCCGCGACCGAAGCTCAGAAGACGGCGTTGACGGCTGCCGGGGCATCGGCGAGCGCTGCTGCGGAGAAGACCGCAAACTCTACCAGTATCCTTGGATCTGCCAAGAAAGCCTACGCTGCCGTTAGCGCGAACGAGGGCATCAACTCGATTCCCTTCATTGGCCCGGCGTTAGCGCAGGCTGCTGGCGTCGCGGCCTTCGGAGCGATCCTGGCCTTTGGCGCTTACGAAAAGGGCGGTATAGTTGGTGCTGCTCCGACTCTAGCTTTGCTCCATCCTCACGAGATGGTTCTCCCTAAGAATATTAGCCAGAGTGTGCAGTCTATGGCTGAAAACGGTGGAGGGCAGGGAGGGCAGGGAGGCAGCGAAGTACACGTTCATTTCCACAACACGATACACGCGCTCGATCACCAGGGCATGGACCGTGTGCTGGACAAACACGGTAAAACACTCGTCCGTTACGTCAAGTCTGAGATGCGCGCCGGGAGATTCGCTTAATGCTTCCTATCTTTCCCCAGGCTGGTAGACCCGGTCTCGGCTATCCCGTGGTACGTCGTCCGTATTTCTCTACAATTGTGACTACGGCTTCGAGTGGTACGGAAGTCCGCATCGGGAATTATCTTTATCCACTGTCGGAGTGGGATTTATTGTTCGAGGGGCTCAAGGCCGATCAGTTGAATCAGACCTTGCAGACACTTTACGGCTTCTACGTCAGTAACTACGGCAAGTTTGGTGCGTTTCTTTTTGAAGACTTGACTGACAATACCACTAGTCCTGACCCTACGAATCCTACCCCTTCTATCATCATCGCGGACGGAGTAACGCAGAAGTACCAGATCGGGCGCTGCTGGCCAAACGGCGGATCGACCGGCTTTGAGCCTCTGTTCGATCTGAATGGAACTCCCACGGTGACTCCGACTCCGTCTTCGATTAGCACCAATGGCTTGATGGATTTCGGTGGAGCCTTGCCGGTCGGCACGCAAATCAAGATGGACTTCAAGTATTACTGGCGAGTGCGTTTCGCCGACGATGACTTAGAGTTCAGCAATTTCGGCCAATATTTGTGGGAAATGAAGAAGCTTACTCTCCGTCAGGTGCGCACGTCATTATGACCTACCACTCTATCTCTTGGAGTTCAGGCTTCTCGTCTAAGAGACATATCTGGACGCATAGTCTTCCTGGACAGGACTGGTCTGTATGCCGATAGTATCTCCTGATCGAATCGACGATCGGCCAGCCTTCCTGGCGATAACACGGCATCTCTCCCCCACAGAGTTTGCAGGGGAGAGTCGCCGGGTAAGTAGACGTGCTCATGGATCAATAGTACTACAAATGAGTAAGAAATCATGAAAGCCGCCAGCCAACAGTTGATCGACTTCCTCGCCAACCTGTCAGAGAACGAACCTGACGCGGCAGTGTGGATCGTCGACCTGTACACGTTCACCTTGACGAACGGTCTCGTCCTCAACTGGTGCTCGTGGGATCAGCCCATTACTCTTCGGCAGGGCTCCATCACCGGAGCGCAGTTATCGGCAGGAGGAGTTGGCTCGCGTGTTGGCGATACCTACGTCTTGAATGCTGGAAACAACGATGCCATCATCGAAGCCCAAGCGGTCGACGGCATCGGCGCGATCACGCAGTTCACCTACAACGCGCTCTCTACCGATTCCGCCAACAGTCCCGGCACCGGCTATCAGATCTGGAATAACGTCACCGTCTATCCTGGCGGTTCGCAGCCCGGTCAAGGCTCTGGAATCCTCATCAACATCACAGCCGTCAGCGGAACAGTCACCTACGAAGTCCTCTCTCCGGCCACTCCCGACGTGCCTGCTATCGAGCGTTCCAAGATCAATAGCACGGTCGGCCTATCTGTCGATGACCTGACTGTGACGATCGCGTCGACGCCGACCGTGCAGATCCCAGCAGGCAGCGGCAATAGTCTCCTGTCTGCTTTGCAATCCGGCACGTTTGACGGCGCTCAAGTTTCCGTGCAGCGCCTGACGATGCCTCGACCGGGCGATACGAGCCTCGGCACCGTCATGTGGTTCCGAGGCACAGTAGGCGATATCCAGGACATCACGAAGATTGGTGCCAAGATCATCGTCAAAGCATTGACGGAATATCTGAACATCAACATGCCCAAGAACCTGTTCCAGCCTGGGTGTCGACACACGTTATTCGACGTGGGCTGTACTCTGAATCCACAGAATTTCACAACGGCTGGGAGCGTTCAAAGCAATCCGGCACCGACCGTCATTTCCTTTGCAACGAGCTTGACGGCTCCCGGCCCCATTCCAGGCCCGACTGCCAGTGTAGGACTTTCTCAGACCGGCATTACTGGAGTGAATCTCGCGACAACGACCTATTACGTGGTCGTCACTTACGTTACCGGTGTAGGCGAGACTGGCCCGTCACCAGAAAGCTCAAGGACGATCGGTTCTGGAAACAGCAATACGCAGAATCAAGTGCTCATCGTCGACTCGCCGCCTCCCGCAGCCGGAGTGCTCGGCTATAACGTCTACATTGGCGAACAATCCGGCCAATGGCAATTGCAGAACGGCGGCCCTATCCCTATCGGCCAAAGTTTTACGATGGACGGTGATGGGCTGGTACAGGGCGTGCCTCCACCGAGCGACACCACCGGCTATTACACGCAAGGAGTCATCCTCTTCACTAACGGGGCGAACGCTGGAGAGAGCCGCTTCATCGTACGCTACGGCGACGACACCACTGGTCGTGGAGTCGTGACGATCATTGATGCACTGCCGGTCACGCCCAATCCCGGCGATACCTTCATCATCCGTCCTGGCTGCGACAAGCACAGTTCGACTTGTCAGAATAAGTTTAATAATCTTATCCACTTCGGTGGCATGCCGTTTACGCCTTCGCCGGAGACCTCGTTCTGATATGTTTCCCGACTCTCCATCGATTCGTCAGCAGGTCATCGAAGAGGCCGAACGCTGGAAGGGCACCCCCTTCCTCCACAACGCCATGGTTCGCGGCTGCGGTGTCGGCTGCGGGACTCTGCTCATGGGCGTCTATGGCGCGCTAGGCGTCCCTGTGCCGACTCTCGACGAGTTAGGACATTTCCCTCGTGACTGGCACCAGCATACAGACGAGGAACGCTATCTGAACATCCTCCTCAAGTACTCAAAGATCGTCGCAGCGCCTCAGCCGGGCGATATGGTGCTCTTCAAGATGAAGCGGGTCTACGGTCACTCTGGCCTTATCACTACGTGGCCTCACCTGATTCATGTCCTCTGGGGCAGCACCGTGCAGGGCGCGAATGCCGATCAGATGCCCTTGCAGAAATATCCAAGAATATTCCTCAGTCCGTTTGTGTAATCGACCTAAATCCCTTAATCTCTCTGTACCGATTCCCTTCTCATGTTTGGCTCTCCTAATCAAGCGGCTCCACATATCTTCCTCGGGTATCAACTCCAAAGCTCGATCTTTGGATTGCCGATCCCGATCATCTATGGTCAGCAACGAATGGCTGGCAACGTCATTTGGACCGGGAACTGGCAAGCGAATCCGTATTCCGGTTCTGGCGGCAAAGGCAGCAAGGGAGGCAAGGCAGGCAAGTCAGGAGCCGGTGGACAGATCTACACCTACTCCAGTGCCATTATCATCGCACTGTGCGGCGGTCCTGTACGTGGGATCGGATACGTGTGGGTCAACAAGGTTCGGCTTGCTGTTAGCTCGGCGAGCGAGCCGATTCTCATCCCGTCAGACGGCAGTCCAGTGGTCCCAGGCAATGCTGGGATACAGACCGCAACCGATACCGGAGTGACCGATATCACGACTGGACTATCATTTGCTTTATTTACTCCTACTGGCGTAAACCCCAATCTAGGTAAAGGACAATATTCTTACAACAACGGGACTTATACTTTTAGTCTTCTGGATGGCGGGACGACGGTCCTTATCAACTCGACGGGACAAACCTTCGCGATCCCGAATCCTAACCCTGGAGCCTTCATTCCGAATCAGACCGCTTCGTTTACGGCAGCGACGACGACCAGCAATCTGATCACCGACAGCGGAGTCTATCAGGCAGTCACGTATAACGCGACGGCGACGGATTACGGCAACCCTGCCGGAGCGGTCTCGCTGATCGGCAATCAGCAGATCAAGTTCCGTAGAGTTCCGTCCAATCCACAGAGCGGTCAGTACACCTTTGACCCGACCGTTGGATACGTCTTCAGTCCATTCGATGCCGGTCAACTCATCAGCATCAACTACACCTGGAACGATCCCAATTACCTGACGGACGGCAATCCAGTGCAGAGTTTGAACCTGACTCTCTTCGGAGGTGAAGAGGGACAAGCTCCTTGGGATTACCTCGAAACCAACTTCCCCTCACAGGCATTAGGCTATTCCGGCCTCTCTTACCTAGCCAGCAACAAAATGGATTTAGGTTTTAGCGGGGCGCTCGATAATTATGGTTTTGAAGTATTAGGACTGTTCCCATTCGGTGGAGGCATCATCGATGCGGCGATCCCCGACGTTATCCAACATTTTCTTAGCGATCCTTTTGTTGGTGCTGGTTTTCCTGCTGGTGCTATTGGCGATCTATCCGAACTTCGCAACTACACGATCGCCAGCAACATCTTCATCTCGTGCGTGGTTGATAGCCAGCGTACCGCAGCCGACTGGTTATCCGATTGGATGACGATCGCCAACTGTGAAGCTGTGTGGTCGAATGGCGTTCTGAAGTTCCGTGCCTACGGTGATAAAACCGTCATCGGCAACGGCGTCACGTTCACGCCGGTCACTTCCCCGATCTACGATCTCGACGACGACGACTTTACTGGCGACGCCGAAACTGCATTACTTAGCGTGACGCGTCCGACGATTCGCGACGCTTACAACTCTGTCAGCGTCGAGTGGACGAATCGCGCGAACAATTATTCTGCCGAGCCTGTAGAAGAACGCGACGACTGGAGCATCTCCCAATACGGCTTACGTCCTGCTCCTGTGCAGCAGCTACACTCGATCACCACTAGCACTGTCGGTCAGATGGTGGCGAACACAGCCCTGCAACGCAGCGTATACATTCGCAACCAATATAAGTTCAAGTTGTCCGCAGTTAAGTATCAGTTGCTCGAACCAATGGACATGGTCACGTTGACCGAGCCGGAGATGGGTCTGTTGAAGACTCCGGTTCGCATCAAGTCCATCAGCGAAGACGACAAGTTAGAGCTAGAGTTCGAGTGTGAAGAATTCCCGTGGGGCACGGCTACTCCTACTCTCTTTCCTAAACAGAACATCGGCCCGTTCGGCCCGGTCTATTATCAGAATCCCGGTAACACGCTTCCGGTATTGTTCTACGAGCCTGATCCACCGGCAGTCATCTCTGGTGGCGTCGTCAATACTCTCTACATCGGTCTGGCGGGTGCACAGAACTGGGGCGGCTGCCACGTCTACGCCTCAACTGACGGTGGGAAGAGCTACGTCCATGTCGGTAAGCAGACAGGGACTTCGACTGTCGGCTACCTTACCGCTCCGTTGCCCCCGGTGACTTCACCCGACGACACCAGCACTTTGTCGTTGGATATGTCCATCAGTCAAGCAGAATTGCTGTCTTACACGCAATCTCAAGAGAACAATCTGGTCCCGCTTTGTGTCATTGACCAGGAACTGATTTCTTACAGAACTGCAAAACTAACCGGAAATAATCAGTGGGATCTGACGCACATGCAGCGCGCGGCTTACGAGAGCCCGCTCTCGCAACACAGTGTCGGCTCTCCTTTCGGTTTCTTCGACGACGCAATGTTCGTTTGGGAGTTCGACGAGTCCAACGTCAACACTACAGTCTATTTCAAATTCCTCAGTTTCAACAAAGCCGGGCTGATGCCGCAGACTCTGGATAAGGTTCCGGCGTATCCATACTTCATTCACGGGCGGCGTCCTCCGTACCCCTGGTCAACTCACGACCCGTTCACCGAAAACGCACCGAACGATCTCTATCGTAGCCCGAACTTCGGTCTATGGGAGAAGCTCCTCACCGACGTCAACGGCAACATTACTCCGCAATTCACGATCGCCGGATTCGGTACGGTCAACGTATTTTCCAAAGCGACCGTCGCTCCTTCTTTCGGAGCGGTCACGGTCTCTCCGACTGGTGGCACTATCAAAGGGAATCAGGTCGTGGTTCTCGGAGTGTTCGCGCAGGCCAGCGATAACCTCTTCACGCGCATGGCTCTGATGTCGGTGGAAGTTCCTGCCGGATCGGATACCAACAGAATCGACTTTACTGTTTCTTTCGCCAATCCTACCGACCAGGGATGGATCGCGATCACGACCGATCCGGAAGCTGGGTGGTTCGGCCCCGGCATCGTAGCGGTTCCGACGAACTCGACGGCATCGCTGACTCCGCAAATGACCGCCATGGCGAACGCGTATCTGGCTTCGTCGCATGCCGCAGGAGTCGATGTCGACCACTGGCTATTCTTCTATCAGCAGATCACCGGAGTGAACATCTCGCCGGTTCAGGCAGAAGCGGTAATCGTAGCTCTGGGAGAAACGGACGCTACCCGCACGACTCCTATCGCGTTGAGTACATTCTTGACCGTACTGCCGACCGTGATTGAAGTCGCCAGTTACACCTTCACCGAGATTGGAGAACTTGATACTCCGGTTCCCGACGAGCAGTTCGACCATTACGTCGTACAAGCGCGCGTCGGCTACGTGCTCGGCGCTACTGGACAGGCGATCACCAGTATCAATTATCAGACCGGTGAGATCTCCATGGTTTCGGGCGCGAATGCTCCGGCAGGAACGCAGGCTTGGGTAGGACGAACTGTAACCTGTTACGCGATGCAGGACGCGACGAATCCATTGGTCATATTTGATGAACCAATCGTTGCCCAAACGGATACCACTATCTCGGTCGACCCGGCATCCTTGATCGATAGTAGTCCAAACGCATCGATCATCAGTACTCCGCTGACGTCTGCACAAGAAGCGAGCCTCATCGCGCAGGCCAGCCTGGACGCTAGTTACCCTAACTTCGGAGTCGATAAGTGGCTGTTCTACTGGACGCTGGTTACCGGCGTGAGTCTGGCGGGTGGTCAGGTCGAGAAGATCATTTTAAGTCTTGGTCTGACTGATGCTACTCGTGCGACGGTCATTACCGTAGATCAGTTCCTGACTGCTCTGCCTGCCGCAGCTTCCTTCCTTGGTGTCGGAGATCACCTGCTAGTCCGGCTGACCTGCACGGGATTCGCTCCGGGAAGAGTCGAAGACAACACGCTTCTGTTCTGGAAGAACGATCAGTTGCCCAATGGTCCTTCTATTTTCGGAATGACTCCGAACGCCTACGTGGGCAAAGTGGTCTTCCTCACGAGGGGGACCGGAGCCGGTCAGTTCTCTAACGTGGTCAGCAACGACTCCATCGGATTCAACGTCAGTCCGGCATTTGAAATCGTACCCGATGCGACCACGGAATTCGTAGTCATCAATTCGAGCGTCGACTACGAAACCGATACCAGCCCGCTAACCTTTAGTTCACTGGAGTCTGGTGTCAGCAGCGGGGCTCTCACTTCCGAACTCTCACAAGCTGCGACGCAGTACCTACTAAACACTGGAGTCGCGGGGGTCGACGTCGATCATTGGATGTTCTTCTACCAGCAGATCACCGGCATCCCGATCAGTCCTGTACAAGCCGAAGCGATCATCATCGCCTGTGGTCTGAGCGATGCAACGCGGACGAGCTTTGTTCCTCTGGGGACTTTCCTTGAGGCTCTCCCTGGCGCGGGCACTCCGATCTTCCTGACGCTCAATGTCGATAACAGTTGGCAGCATTACTTCATCCAGGTGCTGACGGTAAACAACGAGAATATCCGTTCGCTTCCGCAGTTCTCGCCTTATCGGATGATCTTCCAGCCTGGATTCTCTGGGCCGAACAACTTCGGTACTCCGCAGGATACGTTCTATATTGGCTACCTGCCTGGAGGCTTACCGGGACCGATCCCCGCAGGAGGAACCAGCACACTCTCGGTAGAGACCGTGCCCGGCATTCTGTTCGGTTGGGATGCCGTTGCAGAGATCAACAACGGAACTGCGGATACGGTCTTCGACATCCTACGTACTCGCACGGAGGGTGGAGTCACCACGACCGTCAGCATCTTCAACGATCCTTCGCAGTACATCACGATCCCTGGTGGAAGTACGTTGATCGCTTCGGGGACGGCTTTCAGCACGACCTCCAATGACATTCGTCAGGGAGACATCTTGCAGTTGGTTGTGATCAGCGTCGATGGTTCTTCTCCGGCAGAGCGAGCCACGGTGAACCTGTTCTGGAAAAACAATCCGCTGCCGGGCGGGGTGGTTGGTCAATAGTTCGTCTTTTCAAAAAACTTTAAGGGAGAATATTCATGCCTATCGATAGCGTCCAGAGAGGACAAAATACTTGCAACACTACGGTGGTCGTCGATCCAGCCAACACCGTAGCCAATCAGAATATCGTTCAGCCTGCTGCCGGTGACGGTGTCCTGTACAGCAGCACTTACGGGCCGTTGGTAGGAGCTTTCGGGCTACTGCTCAACGCGGGCGGAAACACGGATCGCCAACGGGCGGCTGTGGGAACTGTCGGTATCCCTGCCGTTAACACGGAAGGCACCAAGCCTACGTATTCGTGCGCAGTGTTCGCGTTCGCTCCCGTGGCGACGCCGACTGACTTCTGGCAGATCATCGGCAGTGTCAGCAAGACGATTCGAGTTCTGCGGATTAGCGTCAGTGGTCTATCGACCAGTGGTGGGACTGTCCCACTGATCCTTTACAAACGAAGCACTGCGAACACCAGCGGCACGCTGAATCCGCAGACGGCGATTCCGCACAACAGCGGCAGTTCTCCGGCGACGGCTGTAGTCAATACTTACAGTGCCTCGAATCCTACGCCCGGCACCGGATCTCCGGTACGCGCCTCGGAGTTGGTCATGGCCGCCAGCGGGACTTTCGGCGGTTCGGTGGTCTGGGAGTTCTCTACCCGCAACGATCAGGCGATGGTGCTGAGTGGTACTGCTCAGTCGCTTGATCTGAATCTGAACGGCACGGCGGTTCCTGGCGGCGGCGTGCTGACGATCGACGTCGAGTGGACAGAGGAATAATCGGAGAACAACTATGACTGGTGGAAGATGTCTCAGCGCTATCGTAAAGATGGATTGTTTCAAGGATCGGCTCGCCTTTGAACGGGGCGAGCTACTTTGGACAGTCCAGAATAGAAACATCGTCCCTAACCTGGGGCTGGATAATGCCCTTGGTCTCTTCGTCACTCCGTATACGCCGGTCGCAAACTGGTATATCGGATTGGTGGATAACGCGGGATTTTCTTCCTACCAGTACACTGATTCTGCCGCACAGATCAATGGCTCTAACGGTTGGGACGAATGGACGTCGTATTCGGAAGCGAATCGGCAAGCCTATGTTGGAGTCGCAACCCCTTCCAGCTTTGGGTTCGGACAAGTTAGTAACAGCGCTTCTCAGGCTGTTTTCACCATGAGTGCTGGAGGCGCTCTTCGGGGCGCTTTCATGGTCTCGTCGAATGTAAAGGGAGGGACGAGCGGTATCCTCACCAGTGAAGTTAATTTCGACAGCGGCACGACGACTGTCGTCAACCTCAATATCATCCAGGTCACGTACATCATGCAGGGTTTCTCGTAAGGAGGGTCGATGGATCAAAAAGTAATTACAACAGACGCGATGAATACTTTTTTGGACGCGGTTGGGATTCCGCGAGGAACCAAACTCGTTGTCATAAAGTATGACGAGAGTGCGAGTCAATCAAAGGCCGGATTATTGGAGGTCGTCGATCGTCATCTAGGTTGTCTGATCGTCTCTGCATAGCGTGCCGCCAATCAATCTAACAGCAACGGAGAACGGGGGATTCTTCCTTGAAGAGGAAGCCGATTATATCGGCCCCGTTCTAGGGACTGAATTCATCAGTTATCGAGATAAGGCGCAAGGGCCGAGTCTCGATAACAAAATTCGTCTCGGCGATCACGCCACGATAGCGGTCATCCCGCCACAGCCGTATTTGATATCCGGCCCGACTCAGGTCAATTCCACGCAGGTCATTAGATCGTTTGCCGGACCTTTTACGCAAGCTTCTAACTTACTACGTTCAGCGATATTAGCGGTGGTTTCTGACACGACGGATGATGTGGCGACACCAATGTCTCATCTCTCGGCTTTTGTGACGACCGATGGTGGTTTGACTTGGTCAGAAGTTGTCGGCCCCTATATATTCCAGTGGGATTATACGATGTGGCAGGCGACTTACGGCAGCGGATGGACACCGTCTGATACACAAGTACACTTAGCTGGATTCTGCCAGCCTCCTTGGCCAGCCGGAAACAACTTCGGAACATTACCACCAGGATATGATCTCGCGTTGGGATTTGGCGGGATTCCCATTTGTGCTGGGAGGGAAGGTTCTTCGGACGACATCTTCACGATCAATACTCCGCGAGGCATTACCATCGTTCCCGAACAGATGCCCTTCGGTCTACAACAAACGGGGGGAAGTTGGCCGTTCAACATGGGGTCTCCTTCCTTCTTCGATTACGGCTACGTTAGCCAGTCGAATGCGGCCTCGATGGAATTGTGGCTATATAGTTTCAACCTCGCGTCTTTTTCGTGGTCAGTGCGCGGTAAGTGTGGCGAGTATTTGATGATTGGGCCGGGAGGTTCCTACGCACACGGCGGCGGTAGTTTCGGGGGACTTCTCTGCGCGCCGGACATTATTGCTATCAAGAACGGGCGCGGCATTGCGATGACGCACTTTGGCGGTCAGTGGTTTAACGGTGTCGGCAATGGCTCACATATAGGTTTCCCTCCCGTTCCAGGTTCTATCTTTCCAGTCAATGCTGGGCCGGGAGGCGGGGCTGAAATGATTATGAATTTCAGTACGACGGGAGGCTCGCATAATTGGAGCTACGTCACGGACCCGGACTCAAATTCTACTGCTAACCCGTCTAATCCGCCGAATAATTCCTGGCGACCAGGATTAAGATCTGATTTTCAAACGAGAGGCATTCTATCCAATGGGGATATAGTCCTCGGAGGTAACCAAGTCGACATTGCAGTACAATACTCGCGGTATCGCGTCATGCGATGGCCAAGTGGAAGCTCTTCGGAAATACCGATATTTGAGAATGCTGTGGGGCCTATCTTTACCGGTGGAAGTTTTATTCTCTATCCTCCAGACGGCACTCCTCCAGTTACTCCATTCAACGGATCTAACTTAATTGATTTTCAAGGAAACCTTGATTCTTATCGTCAGGACATGACTGCTGGTAAGGTTCTAGCCATACAACCCCTTACTGCTGAGGGAGATTACTTCGGGATCTTGTACTCCGATAACAAAGTGATCGTCAACAATGCCTCACAGGCATGGGTGGCGGCACTCGGCATTCTAGGAAATCAGCCGCAGACTCCAAATTACACGACACGGCTACGAGTGAGACTTAGCTGGATTCCATTCTCCATGCCGTTTTTGCGGCCTGAACCGCTCCTTTATTCTGATGCGATCCCGCCGCCGAGTGGTCATGAGGCGAGTGGATCTAAAGTTTTTCATCAACCTCTTCCGCCGTTCTATAACGCGCAACCGATCGGGCATACGCTAGGGCCGGATAAAACACTCGGCATCTGTACTGTGCAGCCTGTCTTGAATCCATACACTGGAGATTTCTGCACTGCTAATCCACCGGGAGGACCACAATATGAGGGCGGAATATATAACATTTACTACAGTCGTGCTTGGATTCCATGGCCCGCCGGAGTGTCAGGGGCCTACATCTCAGGGAAGGGAAACTTCCTACTCGGCTAGTAGCACAGCTTCCAGAAATACAGTAACCTGATCCAAACCGGAGAACAATTGATGATACGTACGATTTCACCAGCGGAGAACTATATCGTCTGTGGCCGAGTAGGCATGACCGAAGTCGTGCCCGGCTCTGTAAAGGAACGATGCTTCTCTTGTCATCACGACGTCGTCATCTTCCCGAACTCTCAGAAGATGCTCCACGAGCGTCCTGAGTTGAAGCTCAAGATCGTTTGTACGTCCTGTTACATGGCTGCTCCTGACAAGGACCGCATCCAACCGAAAATACTGATCCGGTCGAATTCGCCCGAGGGTCTGATCGATGTGCTTAGAAAGGGTCCGCGATGAATAAATTCATTTCTACTACAATTCTTTTAATAGTGATGCTTTTTGTCAGTGTCACTGTGCAGGCGCAGACGTCGCCGTTTCCTCCGTCCGGTGGTGGTGCCGGAGCAGGCGCGATCGCTTGCTCAGGCACCCCTGGCAATACGACTGGCTCTTACCGGCAACAGTGTCAGACAGGCACCGGCGCTGTGTTCGCCTGCAACAATGCCAGTGGATGTACCGTAGCAGCGGATTGGGTTGCGGCGGTCGCTGGGACCGTGCGCGCCGGTCTGATCAGTGGCTTACCTGCTACCTGCAATGTCGGTGACGTCTACTTCGCGACCGATGCAGCGGCGGGCGCGAACATTTATCAATGTACGGCGACGGACATCTGGTCTCCTCCGGTCAGCGGCAGCGGTTCCACGAGCTACAGTCAGTCCTTTACTTCGCAGACCAGTGTCACCTTGACGCATAATCTAGGCACTGTCGCGGTAGAGGTCCAATGCTTCGATAGCGGCTCTCCTCCGCAGAAGATCGAAACGAACACTGAGCAGGCGTCGACGACCAATAGCTATACGGTCACCTTCTCGGTTGCTCAGAGTGGAAGCTGTGTGGTGCTTTCCGGTAGCGGTGGAGTCGGTCCAACCGGTCCAGCCGGTGCTCCTGGCGGCACCCCGCCCGGTGCCTTGTACAACACGCCTCTGACTGGGCTAGGGCTCGAATACGTCTCAGGCTTGACGTACACAGTAGGCGCAGGAACCTATCTGATCGGAGGAACACAGTATGCGAGCGCACAGACTCCCATCACGTTGGCGACTGCTGACCCTACCAATCCTCGCATTGACGTCATCTACGTCGACAACAATAGCTCCGTGCAGGTGCTCACCGGGACACCTGCTGCAACGCCGTCTCAACCGTCAGTCGACTACTCAACAGAATTGCCGTTGAACGTCGCACTAATTCCTGCTGGTGGAAGTGCTCCGACTGGAGTCTCCACCACACTGATCTATGACGAGAACGTAGAGTGGACTTGTTCTTCGACGACCCACATCAATTGCGCTTCGACGAACAATCCATATCACGGGACCAAAGACATTGAAGCGACAGCGGCAGTTCTAGGCAACAGCTTCACGTTGGTTAAGCCTGCCAGCGGTACGACCGATCTCTCGACTCTCAACTCACTCGTTTGCTATATCGACCCTAAAGCAAAGTGGCCTAGCGGCAGCGGCACTGGGTCGAGCGCTCTGCGCACACTCTCTTTGTTCTGGTTGAACGGAGCAACACAAGTCGGACTCCAGGTCGTCATCCGCGATGGCGCATTCAATTTCAACTCAGCTACTCCGAGTTATCAGCAGATCAGTATCCCGCTAGGGCCGACAGGTCCTTTCGGTACTGGATCGAATCTCGTTACTTCCCTCAAAGGACAGATCACCGGCAACGGTGGAACCTCCAGCATTGGGTTCTATGTCGATCAGTGTAGCCTACAGGGCGGCACTGGAGCCGTCACCCTGCCTATCACCTCGATGAACTTCAAGGGGAATTGGGCGAGCACGGCCAGCTATAACACTAACGACGTAGTGATTAGCAGTAACTGCGGCTATGTGGCGTTGACGAACAACACCAATGTGAATCCAAGCAATACTTCTACATGGCAGAACCTCTGCTCTGGAGTTGTGCCTATCACGACCGGCACGACTTCGATCACGCTCTCAGGGCCAACAGCCATTGGTATCTGCCCTGGCGGCGGGGCATGCAATGTCGCGGTTCCGGTTCCTGTTAAGGGTGCCATGTACTGTGCCTGGAATGACGACAACGTGTCGACGACGATCACATTCACGGCGCTAGGCTCGTCCGCACGCTATGAGAATCAGGCAAGGACAGCTTATGGGACGGCAGGTACAGGGACGCTTAGCTCAGCCGGAGCCGTGGGCGACAAAGCCTGCATTGTAGGCATCGACAGTACGCACTATCAAACGATCAACGCTAGTGGGACTTGGACGGCCAGCTAACATGAAGCTCGTAATCTTACTCTTATCTGCGTTGTTCGCTAACGGTCAGATCCCCTTCCCGATTCTAATGGGCGGGTCGTCTGCTCCGAACCACAACGGCTTCGCGCACTATCGCGTGATCACCATCAATCATACGCTCGTTCCAAATACTGACCAGACGAATTTCCCTGTGTTGGTGAATGGGACGATCTCGGCGACAGTCGGCAACGGTGGAAGTATTCAGCATACGGTCACCCAATCCGGAGGGTACGGACTGACGATCCCAGCGGACGCGATCGTCACCACTGATGTCGGGTGTACCACGAAAGTCGCAGGTTGGGAGTTTGAGGCTTACTCCGTTACAACGGGAGCTTCGTTGATTTGGTTCAATGCAAATACGGTTTCTCATCTCGTGGATAGCAAGTATTATCTCTGCTACGGGAAGCCTTCGATCTCGACTCAGCAAATGACAGTGTCGAGTACGTACGATGCTAATACTGGCGGCGCATGGCACTGGCCGAACGGGACAACCATTCAGAATGCTGACTCAACTGTAAATGGAAACACGACGAACGCGACCGTTGCAGTTACCGGCGAGATTGACGGCGGTACCGGCAACCCAGCATTTAATCTTGCAGTTTGTTGTGCAGGTACGAATTTGAGCCCGGCTTCTACAGTCACCTACGAAGGTTGGGCAAACTTCACTAATCTGTCCAATAGCCTGAACACGATCGGTGCTTGGGACAATAATCGCGTCATTGGCACGGGCGGCGGCTACACTCTCAGCGTCAATAGTTCCGGCCACGTCACAGCGGGGATTGTGATCGCAGGGACGCAACTTACGACTCTTGGAACACAGACGCTCGTTCCCGGTACTTGGTATCATCTGGCCTTGACGTACTCCAACGCTACCGGATTGATCTCCTATGTTAATGGGGTGCAGGACGGAATAGTTGCTGGAGCAGGCACTTCAATTGATTATTCCGGCAACGCGTCTCTTCCCGGTATGAGATTTCTAACTTCTTTGACAGCGGGCGGTATGACTGGCAGCATTGATGAACACCGAGTCTCGACCAGCGTCAGGTCAGCGGATTGGCTCAGGGCCGAATACAACAACCAGTCTAATCCGACGACATTCGCTCCGTTGGGCTCGGAGAATTAACTATTATGAAGACAAAATTGTTATTTCTACCATTTGTACTATTGTTTAGCCTGAATGCACAGACGAAGATCAACGGGAGGCGCGCTGTCACCGGCAGCGTGAATCCTCAGACTTCTACCTATCAAGTCTTGGCCTCCGACTTTAATAGTCCTTGCGGGGTCATCTCTGTCGCGTCTGGCACGTTCACAGTCACGCTCGTCGCTTCTGGTTCGCAACCTCCGGCTGGACAGTGCGTGACGATTATCAACTACGGCATAGGTGTATTGACTCTCGCGAGGAGCGGGCAGAACATCAACGGTGCTGCATCAAACATCGTCGGATCAGCGGGCACGGCGCTCAGTCCCACGGGTTGGACCGTGACGTCGGACGGCACGAACTATATCGCAGCGCCTATCGGCGGCAGTGGTGGAGTGTCGATTACTTCCGGCCCCATCGCCTCTCGTCCTGGGTCGCCAGGGAACGCAGGCTCTATGTACTACTGCACGGACTCTCCATATACTTACTTGTCTAACGGCTCAACGTGGGACGCTTATATCTTTGGCTATAAAGTCGTCGAGCCTGTAATGGCTAATTTCACACAGGTAAACGTCGGCCTCAGTACTTTCGACACGACTCACGGAGGCATCCTCTGGTCGGCAGGAACCGCAGGCGGGCATAATGTTCAAGTCCTGACGCAAACAGCAGGTATCCCTGCGTCCGGCGCTTATTATGTAGATGCTGCTTTTATTGCCTCATTCGGTGCTGGTAATGGAGCCTTCGGTGCCGGTCTAGCTGGCGGACTGCTCGCGTCAAGTTCATTTGCTTTTGCTGATTGGGGTGGTGAGAATAACTCTCAGTTCGGCATGGCTGCTAAGTTCTATAACACTACCACAAGCTATAACGGATCTGGTGGTTTTATAAATATGTGGCCCTTAGCTGCCCCACTTGCATGGTTCCGAATGTTTGACGATAGAGTCACAACGAGGACATATTATTACAGCAATAACGGGTATCAGTGGTATCAGATCTACTCTGAGCCTAGGACGACACTTTTTACACCCGCATTCGGCACTGTAGCAATAACCAACTTCTCGACAAGCGCTAAACTGCTGCTACACTTTGTCCATTTTTCTATTCATACCTAAAATCCCGCTCGGTGAACAATTAAAGGAGCCTATGAAAAAGATACCTAGCCTACTGCTTATGTTATCCGTCTCTTTGCTCGCTCAGCAAAGAACAGTAGTCGGCAGACGTGCCTATAGTGGGAGCGTCAATCCACAGACCACAACATATCAAGTTCTCGCATCGGACTTCAATGCACCGTGTGGTACGATACCAGTTGCTTCCGGGACGTTCACAATTACACTTGTGGCGAGCGTGTCACAACCTCCGGCAGGTCAATGCCTCGACATCATCAACTATGGTCCGGGAGTGTTGACGGTCGCGAGGAGCGGCCAGAACATCAATGGTGGGACAGCTTCGCTGTCTATTATTGCGGGATCGGCTACTGCTCCAACCGGCGTTCACATCTTGTCGAACGGCGTCGATTATATTGCCAGTGGTTGGGGAGCCCCGCCCGCCAATTCCATACTTCCCCCAGTAGCGTTTGCCAGTATTCCATCGGCCTTGACTGCTGGACGTTTGCAGATGTTCACGGATTCTCCCTACTTTGCCTACGACACCGGGTCTTCCTGGACGTACATACTTAATGGGAGCGGGCAGTTCAACCCATTCGTGCTGGGGAATTTTACAGCAGTGAACCTTAGTACTTCGACGACCACCAATATCGGTGGCGTTATCAACATGCAGGACTCGGAGAGCAATACCCAGTTCCATGGCTACTGCATTGCAGCGCCTGCGACCCCATATACGATCTTTGTTCCGATCACCTACACAATCCAGAACGCATCCTTCCCTTCGTTGACGCTTGGTTTTTCGGATGGCACAAAATTTGAAAATATCCGTGTTACAAACATCTCCGGCGGTATTCAAGTTACCGGAGACACGTGGAGCACTTCGACGACTGGTGAGGGCAACCTCGGTTCGTTTTTACCTCTCATTGGAGGTATGGTTTCTGGGCTGTCTGTAACCGATAACGGCACCAATAAAATCTTCAAATGGTACACGGACCCGCATCTTAGTTCTCCGACGACGTATCTGACGGAGACCAGAACTACGTTTTTGACAGCAACTCAGTGGTGTATAGGCATCACAAGTAATGGAAATGGAGCATCGCTCGTTAATGCGACCTTCCTGGGTTATCAGCAGCAATAGGCGGCCCGAGGTATAGGCGACGATGTCGTCTTTTATGACATAATGGAACGGACTCAGGTATCCCATGAATCACAAACTCCTCCTCCTCCTTTTGACGATCGTTGGTTGTTCCGGCCAGCAGGTCTTTCAGGTGACAGCCAATAACGGCGACGGCACCACCTGTACCGGCGTGCAGAACTCCGGCACCAACGTCAACTTTACCTTGACTTGCGTGGCTATGTTCCAAGGCAAGCCCACCGGGGTCTACCACATCTATGAAGGCGGTAGCGCGCAGGTGAAGGTCCCCGGCGCTCATACGGTCAGCTTGGGCGACGTGCTCTGTTTGTTCGGATCTAACCCGACGAACTTCGCGGTCACCTTCCCTCTGCTACCTCCCACCCCTGCCCATAGTCTTGCCTACGACTGTGCAGTGAATCTCAGGAACGCTAACGTGGTGGTTGGGAATGCTCCCGGAGTGAGCGGCGTGGTAACATGGACCGCGCTTACCCAACGTAGCTTTCTCTATCGTCTATTTCATCCACGTTCGTAGGGCATATAAGCGTCTCTTCTAAGGCGGGTCAGCTTCGGCTGGCCCGCTATTTTTATTTATTGACATACGTATTCGCGTCGTGTAAGATTTCATTTACCCGCCGTTCGTGCAGAGTTTTACCAATAAGTAGTCTTTGTAGTAGATATCGTCGGAATAAGGAGCCCACACCTATGTCCAGACAGATTGTGGCGGAGCACGTCCGTAGATCGGACCTGCCCACCCTACCTGCTGACCAGATTGTAGTCGTACACAACGAGAACACACGTCTCTATGAACCAGACGTCAGCGATCTCGTAGAATCCTTCCTAAAGAACGGCCAACTGATGCCGTGTCTTGTCCGTCCACTCCCAGATGGACGAATCCAACTCGTGGCTGGTTACCGGCGCTGGCTGGCAGCCATGGCGATTTCCAAGATGCAGGAGACGGACGGCATCCCTCCCGAGGATCGGTTCAAGCTCGCCGTCGTCGTCCAGAAGATGTCGGCGGTCGAGGCACTAGATCGCAACATTATTGAGAACGACCAGCGCAAGAACCTGTCTCCCGTCGAGTACGCGCACGCTATAAGACGCTTACGCATAGCTCATGGATGGCAGGATACCGAAGGTACACAGAAGCTCGCTCATCTCTTCCGTGGCCCTACCGGCAAACCGCGATCAGCAGCGTGGATTACTTCCATGGAAGATCTACTGTCATTGTCGGAAGGCGAGCAGTTCGAGGTGCATAAGCACTTCATCACGAGCGGCGAGGAAGGCATCTCCCAGACAGTCGCACAGGTCCTCGCCAAAGTCCCCGAGGGCGACCGTGAGAAGACACTCACCGAGGCCCGCGCGGCATCCATGAAGGGCAAGGGCAACCAACCAAGTGCGACCAAAAGTGCATCAGCCGGTAACGCCAGGATCAGGGTCCGCGATATCTCCACGGCTGCCGGGAAAATCAAAGGCAAGCAGATCAAAGACGTGATCGAGTTCGTCGACGGTTACTTCGACGGCAGCATGGTCAACATGCCTCTTCATCAGATGAGCGAAGAGTTTCTCACCCGTATCAAGGCTTACCTGAAAGGTGAAGTTACCGAACTCCAACTCGATAATACGATCATGAAAATCGACGGGTGCCTGCACAAGTATTATGCCCGTTACCTCCAGGAAAAGGCGCAGGAAAAGAAGACCGGAAAGCGTTAAAACGCAAGCTGGGCTTGTGTTGGAATAGACGTACCCATACAATCGAGGGTACGACTATTTAAGTCTAGCGTTGAGGCGGCTCGTTGTGGAGCGATGCTCGCGGAGGCTGTGCGGCCTGCCGTTAGTCTATCTTTCCTCGTCAGTCACAGTCAACTAAATAATCGATGAGCTAGGAGTGTGTCTGTATGGATGGAGAACCATCTGAAATCCTCGAAGCGTTCTGGAGAGACTTCTCGTTTCCTAAAGCTACTCGTGCTGACGTTGGGGAACAGTCGGTGACCCTCTACAACGAAGACGGCAGTCTGCATTCCATGATGACGCGCAGCACGTGGGACAGGATGCTGAATGACTAAACCGAGGATGTTCTACTTCGGCCCGTGGGATCAGGCCGGTCATCACATGCGCTCTGCTGATCGCCCAACGGATCGCTCCATGGAACTCGAAGAGCGCCGCGCGGAATCGAACTTCACAAGAACGAATCCGTGGGGCTGTCACGTCGATGGGCAACTCTGCTCTAAGAACACCACGGAAGGCTTGGCGTTGATCTATCACAAAGGTGGTTGGACAGCGATGTCGTTCTGGGATTACACCATCGATACTCGGCCCGGCTCCCACAGCACCTACCTTGCCGAGGGCACCTTTACCTTCGAGGAGATGGTCGAGATGGCTAAGTCCAGGTTCGCCGAGCGGTGGTCGAAAATGGCGTTCAAGGTCGAACTCGTTTCCTAAATCGCAGGTAGTATATAACTATGCCATTGAAAACAAACACATTTGAGGCATACTACCTGCAAACAGGGAAACGAGTTAGACGTTTTGAACTTGTTACCCAAATCGCAGAAGGTATCTATTTATATATATTAAATATATACTTCCTGCGATTTAGGCAACGAGTTGGTTTCGGGGGGTGTTATCACCGTGGCTTATAAGCCCGACCTGGACCGAATCGTCGATGCTTTCGGGAACCTGTGCATGCCGGACCCTATGGCTGTCCTGGTCACTTACGGGGCAGTCGCGGGGAGTATGTTCGAGGGATTCCCGGTTCATCTGTTCTTGATCGCGCCACCGGCATCGGGGAAGAACGAGATCCTCGAACCGCTCTTCGACTTGTACAAGACCTTCCACATATCGACGTTCAACGAGTCTTCTCTGCTTAGCGGCACGCGCCACAAGGAGCGCGCAGCGAATGCTACGGGCGGTCTCCTCAAACAGATTGGCGACGGCGGCTTCGGGCGCTTCATCCTGACCGAGTTCAATAGCGTGCTGGCGATGAACCCGGATAAGCGTAGGGAGGCGCTGGCAGCGCTCCAGAACGTCTGTACCGGGTTCCTGGACCGTCCGGTCGGCGCAGACGGCGGCGGCGGCCTACACTGGCACGGCAAGGTACAAGTGCTCGCAGCTTGCACGGAATCGATCGAAGAACATTTCACAGCACTAGGGAGTGTGGGTGAGCGCTTCATCTATTGCCGCCTGCCAAAGATTGATCGCAAGGGGCATCTCAAGGCAGCAGTCCACAATTCCAGGAATGGCTCATCGGCATATTGGAAGAGAGAACGCAAGAACCTCGTGACAGAGATGTTCAATCGTCTCGAAGTTCCGAAGTGTCCTGAAGATCTAATTACGCCGTCAGACGAGAGCGCGCTCTCAGCCATGGCTGATTTTTCAAGTTCAGCGCGATCTTCGGTGTCACGCAACTGGAAGAGAGAGATCGAGTACGTGAACGCGGCGGAAGGCCCTGCGCGTATCTATCAGGCGCTACAACGAACGCTCTGTGGAATGCGTGTAATTGGAGTATCGAACGAAATGTCGTTGCGCTATACGGCTCGCGTCGCGTTAGGGTCTCTTCCGGGGTTACGGAGAACGATCGTAGCATTGGTTGCCGATGCTGTCTGTCATGATATTGCTGTTACGGTCCCGCTACTCCAGCAGAAGATCCCATACTATTCTGACTCCACGATTCGCCGGGCACTTGAGGAATTGGAAGTCCACGGCATAATGGAGCGCGTCAATGGCTATCGTGATTACTGGGCATTTACGGGGGACTCCTTAGACAATTGGTGTGCCGGATTCGATTTAGAAGACATTGAAGAGATTATCAAAAATCACCGTGGGGCGGTATAATAAATAGGCATGTCTACTCTTGTAGAAGAAATCGTCCCCCAGGAATTGGGCATAGATCCGATACGCTTCCCCGGATGGCGTCCCGGCCAATACCAAATCTTCATGGACACGATGGATTGCCAGACGCGGTTCAGTGGTCATTGCGCGCCGTGCGGTTTCGGCAAGTCACTCTGCATGATCTGCTACGCACTAACGACCGGATCGCGAACATTGATCCTCACGCCGTTCAAGGGACTGCAAGATCAGTTAGGCAAAGAGTTCCCCGACACTGTCACGGACCTCAAAGGCAAAGCCAACTACTACTGCATGACGATGCAGACCAACTGCGAGATGGGCGCTCCACGGTGCGATGTGCGGAACTCGATCATGGGTGCCGGGCTATGCGATCACAAAGCAGCTACCAATCGCGCAATACACGCTGACATCGTCGTCACCAACTATTCGTGTTGGTTCCATCAGATGTACGGCCAGGGCATCGGCGAGTTTGACACGATCATCATGGACGAGGCGGATGCGGCAGAGAGCGCGTTGAGCGAGTTCCTGTCGTTCTCTCTATCATCCAAGGAAGCGTTAGGAGACTCCGGCAAGAATCGCGCGCCGCATTGGAATGATCCCTTACGCGCATGGATCGAATGGGCGAAAGAAGCCGTGAAGCCGATGCGATCAATGGTCGCGCAGGCTGAGAGAGACGCCAAGGAATCCGACGATCGTCGTGTCCTCGAAAGATTCTTTCATCTGCGGAACCTGTTTAAGAAGTTGGCGACGCTCGCCGAAATACAGATTGAGGATTGGGTATGCGAGCCTGCCAAGGACGGCATTCGGTTCGATCCAATCTGGCCGGGCAAGTTCGCCGAGAAGTATCTGTTTCGTGGCATCAAGCGCGTGATTCTCTTTAGCGGCACGTTGAACCGCAAGGCGTTCGAGCTACTCGGTGTGCGCCAGGACCAGTACACGTTCTATGATTACGACTCACCGTTTCATCCGGCACGCAATCCGCTGATCCTCGCGCCGTTGGGGAACTTCCGCTATCCGATCGCACCGCAGTTAATGATACAGGCCATTGATTTCTTCGATAACCTCGTCGATCAACGCAAGAACGTCAAAGGCATACTGCATACGATTTCGTTCGATCATCTGGAGCAGTTCATCGAGCGGTCACGGCACGTAAACTTGTTTATCTCGAACGACGTGAAGTATGCTGGCGGAATGCGCCGGACGGAGAATGTGGTCGAGAGCTTCAAGGAAGCGACTGCTCCTGCCGTGTTAGCATCGCCGTCGATCACATCCGGCTGGGATTTCCCCGATGATTTCTGCCGTTATCAATTCATATTAAAGGTGCCGTTCCCGACGACGCAGTCGACTGTTGCGAAGGCACGCAAAAAGCTCGATCCGGAGTATCATGATAATCTCGCGATGACGTCGCTGATTCAAATGTGCAGTCGACCGTGCAGATCGGTATACGACTATAACGAGAACATCATTACTGATGTGAGGGTCGGATGGTTCCTGGCGAACAAGAAGCATCTTGCCGCCAAGTGGTTTTTGGGAGCGCGGGGTTCTGGGCGCTACCGGAGATTAAATGAAGGCGTAGTTCCAGAACCGATACGTGGATAAGAATTACGGTGAGTGCGATTGTGGTGATTTCCTTGACAAGAGCGATTAAATCACATACGATGGCTACTCATCCGGTTCAACAGATAAACTGAAAGGGAGATTAAAGCAATATGCCAGTTTCATTGCTACCAGAGGACGCTCTACAGGGGTTCGGAATTCAATCCGGACTCCATCGCGTCGTTTCAAGTGAATGGATGGTTCATCAATTCACGGACAAGACCGGCAAGTCGTATGAGCCGTTCGTTTGTTGGGCCATTGGTTATCAACCCATCGATGAGAAGGGTGCCGTCATCGGTGACACGCAGATCGATTACACGATCAGAGTCGGGCCGAAATTCGGCGAGACACTCGACAAGTCGAAGTTCGCGCCGGGCATTGCTCCCGGTCAACCGCTGCCATTGCGGGTTGGTTCCAAGGGTCCGTACCTGGAGCCGATCAGCGATCAGCAGGGATTGTATAAGAATTCCAAGCCGATCCTTTACATGGAATCGCTCGGCAAGGCTGCCTTCGATCTGAAGAAGCTGGCAGCGGCGCAGTTCAACGTCGGATTGCTGGTCGGCACCGAAGGCGATATCTATGAATTGGTCTCCGTCAATGACGGCACCGACGAGGCGGGCAAGCAATTCAAACCCACCAAGATCCCGGCCTTCAAGTCCATTCGCAAGATGGGCTATGAAGTTCAGGGTGTTCCGCAGACCGGCGCGGCTGCTGCTGGCGGCAAAGCGAACGGCGCTGTCGCTGCTGCTCCGTCTGCCAATGGCACCGGCAACGCTCACGGATTGGCAGTCAAGATCCTGACGGCAGTCATCGAGAAGAACCGCGAGAAGGGTGGTATGCCGCGCGCCGACGTCGTGCGGAACGTGCTGGCTATCGCCAGCAAGCTCGATCCTCGCCCTGCTCCCGAAGAGCGCGAGGCGGCCAAGGCGTTGCTGGGTTCCGATGCGTTCTACGGTGATCCTGCCGTGGAGTTGCTGGCGGTTCTGGACGGCGAGACCGTACAGTTCGCCTAATACAAGCTCGCCTGTGTTATCTGCACACGAGGTCGTCAGCACTACTACGACGTCGTTTTAATACAGGCTTGATGGCGCGGTTCGATGTGGGTGGACCGCGCCATTCCTTTTTCTAATGCTCCAACTTGCGTGGGATTGGCAGAGAGTTTAATCTTTCTCATGCAATATGTGAGCGTAATGCCAGACATTAGTCTGGAAGATATCAACCGAGCACTGTCACGCGCCATACCTGCCCGCCCCAATCATCGCTCGAAGGGCACGCACCTCACAGATATCTTGCAGAGGATGAATCGTGAGAGTGGCCGCATGAAAGAGAAGATCGTATTTGGCAGGAACACTTACGCTCCACTGGACGAAGAGGATATGCCGATGTGCATGGCGCTTGGCATGATCTTTGAGACCGGCCTGATGCAACTCATGCCGTGGCTACAGAGAATCGGCGAGATCTCGAAGGACGGTATCGCGATGTCGCCGGATGCGGGTACGTATAACTGTCGCAGGCACCTGCTGTCGCCTGACAAAGATGTGCCGGTCGTGCTCGACGAGATCAAGCTGACGTGGAAGTCAGTGAACCGTGGGCTCGAAGAGCACTTCAATTATTTGCAGCAAACGAAGTCGTACTGTTATGGGTTGAATACAGTGTATTGCCGATTACACATCATGCACGTCAATGGGAGCTATAAGTTCGGCGACGATCCGCTCGGCGGCCCGCAGTACGTGCAGCACCACATCATGTACACCCCTTTTGAAATTCAGATGAATTGGGAAGAAGTTCAACGAAGGAAGAAGGAATACGGACTGTGACTCAGCCAGCTAAACCCACAATCAAAGCTCAAGAAGGACCGACGCAATTCGAGATGCTGACCGGAGAGATAGAGCCGCGCATGACAATGCTCGTTCATGGTCGGACGAAACACGGTAAGACCGAGTTAGCGTTGAAGTCACCGGGCGACGCCGGAGTCATCTCACTCGACTCCAACTGCAAGGCAATCGCGGCGAAGTACAAGTTGGCGAATCCCAAGAAGCAAATCTTCTACAAGGAGTTCCTGCGGTCGCCGCTAAGCCAGATCGACGACATCAACGAATTGAAAAAGCACTGGCAGAACGTGCGTAAGGCGTACTACGACATGCTGGACATCAAGACTGTCCGCACGGTTATCTGTGACACCCACACGCAAATGTGGGAGGACTGCAAGCTGGCCTACGTGGGTAAAGAGAAGCCGGACGCGTCGAGTGAAGTCGATGCACAGGGCAAACCGACCGGCAAGCAGTTCGGCACGCAGAAGACCATTCCGCGTGACCTGGGTGAAGCCAAGCGCGACATGCGTGAGATGATCAACGCGTGCGAAGCTGCCGGGAAGAATCTGGTGCTGCTCTGCAAGGCCGACGATGAGTGGAAGGACGACCCCCAAGGGAAAGGATTCAAGACCGGTAAGGTGCGCCGCATCGGCATGCCCGGCATCGAATATCTGAGTCAGTGTGAGGTCGAAGTGTTCCGGCACGAGACGCTCGGCACGTTCGTCGCGCGCATGCTGAGTTCGACGGCCAACGCCGATATCCGTGGACGGCAAGGATCAATGGTGTTCGTGCCGGGCAAAGGTGACATCTGGCAGCCGTCGCAGGACGAGTTTATCGATAGCGACATCACGTTTGGGATGATCGCGATCAGTGTGTATCCGAGTACCGAAATCGAGGCGTGGGAGTAATTCACGTGACAGGCGACGACATTGCTGCGCAGTTAAAGCAAGAGCAAGGCTACCTAGTGTATGGAGCCTACACTAAGAAGGAAATCGGCGAGATCATTCCTCCGGAGAGGCACGGTGATCACTCGATTCCAGTTCGGATCGTGAAGGTGTCCACCGTAGCCGCGCTGGTCAAACAGACCAATCGCGTGCATGAAATCGCGCCTGAATTACAGAAGAGAAAAATCCAGTCCTCGGACGTGCGCTGGCCTTTTATTTACGAAGTAGAAGCGATCGATTAAAACAGGAGAGACTATGGAAGATAACAACGACAATGACCAGAAAATGAACGAAGTCATTGATGGGCTCAGGAATGGAGCCGAGTCCGAAGAAGCCGTAGCACAGGTTGCTGCTGCTGCCGCCGATGCGCCTGCACCGCAGGGACTCCCCGCGCCGCGATGCCCATTTTGTCAGGTGGCACTGTTTGCCGTGGACAAGTCTGGCGTGACCACTTACAACATTCAGATGGGCATGGAGAGGCTCCGGATCTTCACGTGCGCCAATTGCGATTGCGTACTGCCGATCCAGGTCATGGTGATCGATACGCCGCTAATCGCTGCGCCGAGCGCGCAAGGCGGCAGACTCGTTCGTCAATAGTCGCTGAGCATGAGCATTACCATCGATCCACGCAGAGGGTCGGGAGAATTCGCGCGTCTATTCAGCGGATTCTCCATCCCCATTTACTTAGAAACGCTCGATAGCGCGGACTATGCGTTCAGTGGTAACGGGCCGTCTGGTGATGTGTCCGTAGGTGTTGAGCGTAAGGCGCTTGCCGACTTCCTCACGTGCATGAACGACGAGAGGTTTACTGGATTTCAACTAGAGAAGTTGCTCAAGGATTACCACTACACTTTTGTAGTTATTGAGGGAGTGTACAGACCGACGATCGACGGCTTTATTGAAGTGTGCCAGCCGGTGAGGGATCGGTTCCGTAATGAGAGCGACAAGGTTATGACATGGCGTCCATTGTATGAGGGCTCGAAGGGGCGACGTACGCTCTACAGTCAACTCGAAGGCCACATCAATACGCTGAGACTCAAGGCAGGCACGCCGAACGCTGGGTTCCTGGTCATGAATACGACGGACGCGTTGCATACGACGTGGGTAGTGGCTAATCTGTACCGGTGGTTTAGTAAGCCATGGGCTGAACACCAGAGCCACATTGGATTCTACGATCCGGCGTCATTGTTCAGAGGGAAGTCATCGTTCGAGATGAGAGTTGCGATGCAGTTGGATAAGGTGGGCGTGGATCGCGCCAACTCGATCGTGAAGGCATTTCCTGGCATGGACGGTATGGTATCGCCACTGGAACAGATGATGACTGCGACTGAGAAGGACTGGGAGAGCGTGGATGGCATCGGTCCTACGGGGGCGAAGAACATCTACCGACAGTTACACGGACGGAACGAAGTAAAGGAACCGAAGAAGATTAGGAAGAAGAAAGGAGATTCGTAATGGCGTGGTTTTATGCAACTTTGATCGACGACGGCTCGGCTGTTCTCATAAATATGGAGCACATCTGTTCCATCAACGTGAATGTGAACGATATGGGCACGATGGATGAGAGCCGTGAATTCTTTTTAGACGTGCGTACCGTAGACGGGTGCTGCTATAAACTCGAAGATCCAGAGGCTTATGGGCACGCTCTCATGGAAATGCTGGCAGCTAGGTCGTCGTCGAAAGACAGTACCAGTGAGATCGGGATGATGACAAACTTCATCCGCGAACGATATAAGACCTTCCGACAAGAATTACAACGAAAAGAATCGCAGCCTAAACAAGAAGAGTAGCGATGGCCGTAGAGCTTCCAGGTCGATGTGTCGGCGAGATCGGGTGCAAGGCACCGATCCTACGGATGAATCGTTGCCTGAAGCATCTACGTGAGTTCGAGCAGGAGACGCGCGATAGGCTTGGATTACCTCCAGTGAAGGAACAGCCGGTAGCGCCTCCTCCTATTGTTGCTCCGAGTACTCCAGCTAAGCGTACTGAACGTGCCGATATGGTCGAGCATCGCAAACTAGCAGCGGCTCCATTGCCTGCGAAGTATCTGACGCTCGAAGAAGTGGAGGCGCATCGCCGCACTGCTCCGCGTTGGATTTGGCTCTGGGATCTGCTCGAAAAGATGCCGGAAGACAAATGCGCATTGGAAGTCAATTTGCCGGATGGCATGGACATCACGCGATTTGCTAACATGATCCGTACAGCATTAAGTATGCAAAAGCGATTAAATGATGATCGCTGGAGCGTGCGGAAGACGATGAGCGCAGAAAGTGTGATCATCACCAAGGTCGGGACGTGGAAGGAATACGACGCTGAGCAGGCCGCGTTAAAAGAAGGGAAGAAGAATGGCTAAGACGGAACTCGAACTCCTCAAGTATGACTGTGTCGATAGTCAGCACATGCTCTTCAAGCCTGGGTGCTTTGGGAATATTGCTGGACGGCGAGTCATGCTTTGCTTGGACTATGACATCGACAAGATAGTCACTACTGGCGTTCTCTTCGAGCGTGATAACGCTATTTGGGTAGATGTCGGTTACCTCGCAGAAGAATTCAAGGGATGGGAAGCCTGCGTTTCCTTTACGGTTAAATATCCTTTGGAGGAGTCAGCTAACGGTGCTTTCGTCGAGATATCGAAGGCTCAGATCCATCATGTGCTCGGCTTCGTCAGGCCCGGCTTGAAGATCCATTGATATGCGTAAGTACCCGCCAGCGTCCGAATACCTACCCGCGCCTGAGGCTGTGCGTATCGCACGTGAGCGCACGCAGGACATCCTCAAGCTGTGGACGTTGAGCATCGACGTCTACAACTCAGGCGGTATAGCTGACTTCGGCGTGCTGGTGCAGTCAGCGTACCTGCAAGGCGTTGAGGACGCTGGAGTCGCGCTAGGGATGCGCGGGCTGTTGGTGATGCCGCGCGTAGAAGGAAGCTACGAGGAAGAACGATGAGTCATCACTGTCACGCAATCGACTGCACCGTCGAAATCCCACCTAGGCTTCATATGTGCCTGAAACATTGGCGGATGGTGCCGAAGCTCGTGCAGGATCTCATCTGGGCACACTACCGGCCAGGGCAGGAGATCGACAAGAAGCCGACTCCCGAGTATCTGTACACCGCGTTCGTCTCGATATCGTGCGTGGCTATGGCAGAAGGCAAGGATCTACCGGTGATGGATATAGCATTGATCAGAATAGTGGAGAATATGAAACCGTGAGCAACGCCACAATCATTCGCCGTAACATGAGCTACGTGTTCGATAACTTCCGCAATAACGAAGATAACGTGCTCCTACACGGGATCGATATTGAGTTTATCGACGGTGCGTGGTGTCCGGTCGTCCCACACGGTAACGCGCTCACTGCTCTCGCTGTCGCGCGTCCAGACTGTTTTGAGTTTCGCTGGATAGCGCTCACTAAGAAGTGGCTCCCGATATATGAATGATCGCTGCGCTACCTGTACAGGTCGGTTTCATGTCATCCGTGGTGATGGCCCCGAACGATGCCGTGCCGCGATGTTCGGTCAGAATCCAGGCAAGCAGGAAGAGGCATCGGCAGAGCGCGGCGAGTACGGCAGAGTCTTCATCGGAGACGCGGGCAGGGAACTCAATGAACACTATCTCGCACTGGCCGGGCTCGTCCGATCTGAAGACGTGTTCGTATCGAATGTGATGAAGTGTCACACGGAGAACGACCGTAAGCCGTCGCCTCGCGAGATCGCCACGTGTGCTGCTCATCACATGCCTGGAGAGTTAATCGAGCGTGATCCCGACATCGTCGTCCTCATGGGATCGCCCGCGTGCTCGATCGTGCCGGAGATATGGCTAGAGGCGCATCATGGCTATCCACTGAAGGTGAATCTGTTTGGCACGCAGCGCTGGGTGGTGCCGATGTACCATCCGGCTGCTGGACTACACGACCCGTCGATGATGACGGAACTCATGCAGGACTTCGAGCGGCTGAGAAAGATCGTCGGTGGCGACTACTCGGTGCCAATCGATGAGTATCCCAATCCAGAGTATCGCGATCTGACCGGCGACCATGCAGCCATCGAAGCGATCCTGCGTAAAGGACTAGACGGCCTGCGGATACTGGCGCGTGATACCGAGTACTTGCAACTGAAGAAGTCGCCTATCAAGACTCCGTGGTGCTCGACGTTCACTATCGACCCAGGCACCGGGTACATGATTCGAGCTACAGATCGCGCTGGCTTACAGATCCTCGCGCGCTACATGCCGTACTATTACGGCAACTTGCACAATGCGCTGGCTGACCTGGACGTTGAGCAGGTCATGGGGCTGCCGGAAGCTGAGTTCGACGACACCATGCAGCTTGCCGCGCACCAGCAGGACCTTCCGCAGAAGCTCAAGGCGCTGGCATGGCGGCTCGCTGGGATGACGATGAAGGATTACGAAGACGTCGTCATGCCGTATAGTCGGACGGCAGTCCTGGAGTGGTTGGAGGCTGCCTACGACGTTGCTGTGCTGACGCCGACGACCAAGACCAAATACACGAAGAAGAAACGCAAAGTGCCGAAGACAGAAAAGGCCATGCAGAAATTGTGGGCTGAAATCGGGGCCTTCAATCCGGAAGAAGGACCGGATGGTTACTTCTATTTCAAGATTGCGGAACAGGAAGTGTGCGACAGTGATCTCACGAAGAAGATCCTCCACATTCACAAACACACGGCCAAGCCGGTCCCTGCGGATGCGGACAAACCTTACAATTGCTGGGAGGCTTGGCAGACTCAAGTCGTCGAGAAGCTCGGGCCGGAGATCGAGAACGAAGTCGTGAAGAGGATCGGGCCGATGCCGCAAGCGTCGATCCAGGAAGTGTTCACACGGAACCCTGAAGAGGCGATACGGTACGCGTGTAGAGACTCGGATTCGACCAGAAGGATCTTCCCTGTGTTGAAGGAGCGGTCGCATAAGTATGACGGCAGGGTGATGCTAGGAGATATCGATCGATGATCGTGATATAGTCATAAATTATGATGAATCCGGAACATCGAAAGAAAGCGATAGGGCTCACACGTAAAACTGCGGACGAGCTAATTCGCAAGATATGCGCGACTGCCGAGAGGATCAATGCGGACAAGAACATGAGCCGTGTCATCGTTAAGCTCACTGTGTTCGGTAGCTATCTCTCCGATAAAGAAAAGCTAGGCGATTTGGATATTGCCGCCGAGTATGACTTTCGCTATCCTGACGCGAATGGGAATTATTCGGACAAGCAACGAGCATTGGACGATAAGATCCGAGAGAGCGATCCGCGTGATTACCCGGTGACGATCGTAGCGCGCGTGTGTTACCCGGAATTGCTGGTCTTGAAAACACTAAAGGGGGGATCGAGAGCTATCAGTCTACACTCGCAGTCTGAATTAGACGCCATGATAGAGGAATTCCCGGAGACCAAACACAAAGTAATTTGGACGCGTAATGAAGTTCCCGAACTCAGAACCGATAGCCCGAAGTGACGACGAGATCTCGTCTCATCGTGCGGCATTAAAGCTGACGGCGAGCGGTGCCCGTAGCTCACAAAAGATGGACCTGTTGTTATGGATGCGCGCACATCACCTATACAGTGCAGAATCGGCGATGACGATGCGAGAGATCGCCGCAGCGCGTGGAATGTCGGACTTCTCGTCGATACACAAGCGCTTACCGGATCTACTAGAGGACGGTTATGTTACTAAATGTGGTATCCGTACGTGTCGCGTTACCGGTAATGACGCACTCACTTGGGCGATTGGAGACATTGTGCCCGTGATCTCTATTTTCAAAGGCCAGTACTCGTTCCTATCTAACTTCTTCATCGAGCCTGACGGCACGCACGTTGAAGGTGAGTACCAAGCACGCAAGGTATTGCCTATCGAACATGGCGTGGAGAATTTGAATCCGTCAAGGGCCAAGGCGTGGGGCAAGAAGATGCGTGGTAAAGAACGACCGGATTGGCACGAGGTCAATCTGAAGATCATGGAGGATCTGGTGATGGCGAAGTTCGTTGATCACGAGAACCTACGTGAGTTGCTGCTCGCGACTGGTGACGCAGAGATCGTCGAATCGAATACGTGGCACGATATTTTTTGGGGGCGCTGTGTCTGCCCCCAACATCATGGAGAAGGCCGCAACGAGCTTGGAATAATCCTTATGAAGGTACGTGCGTGGCTATGATCGTATACGTCATTAGGAATCAAGTTAACGGGAAAGTGTATGTGGGACAAACCACCCAGAGCCTAGAATCCAGATGGAGACATCATTGTTGGACGTCGACTCTTGTAGCCGCGAAGATGCCGATCTCCAGAGCGATAGCCAAGTACGGAAAGGAAAACTTCACTATCGCAGTTATACGAAGATGCCGCTCCCAACGATCTCTGGATTCTTCTGAGTTGAGTTTTGCTAAGAAGCTCCGCGCGTTCGTGCCGCATGGGTATAATCTCAGGGCTGGTAACGGTCCTGGAAGTCTCAGCCCAAAAACTAAAGCAAAAATCAGTGCCGCGAATAAAGGGCGCAAACCGACTGCACAGGCAAGGCACAATATGTCATTGGGCCACTTAGGTCGCAGGAGGTCTCCGATCACGGACATGAAGCTAAGTGAGCGATACAAGGGCAGACCTGTTAGTCGACTCGGACCAATTGCAGCAGCGAAACGTCTCTCTAAGTTATGGCAAGTATCGCCCTACGGTGAAGCT